TCTCGTTCGTGGTTATGAAGATGGGAGAAAAGTAAAATATAAGGATAAGTTTCAACCCACTCTATTTGTAAAATCAAAGAAAGAAAGCAAGTGGAAAACACTTGAAGGTGAGAGTGTAGAACCCATTCAACCAGGAACAGTTCGCGATTGTCGCGAGTTCTATAAAAAGTATGATGGTATTGATGGATTCAAGATTTACGGAAATGAGAGGTATGTGTATCAGTATATTTCTGATAACTATCCAGCAGAAGAAATCAAGTTTGATATCAAGAAGATCAATCTAGTAACGATTGATATTGAGGTTCAAGCAGAACGCGGATTCCCTGATCCAGAGTCTTGTTCTGAGGAGATGCTTACAATCTCTATTCAGGACTATACAACAAAAGAGATTAGAACCTGGGGACGTAAACCATATACACCTACTCAGAAGAACGTAACCTATCATTACTTCCCTGATGAAGTAGAGATGCTTGAGGCATTTCTATACTGGTGGTCCACCAATCCACCTGATGTTGTGACTGGATGGAACTGTCGTCTGTATGATATTCCATACCTTTGTGGTCGTATCACTCGGATTATGGGTGAGAAGAAGATGAAGGAACTTTCACCTTGGGGATACATTAACCATCAAGAGATTCAAATCTCCGGTAGGGTATTCAATGTCTTTGAACTTCTTGGTATTACGACACTTGATTATCTGGAACTGTATAAGAAGTTTACTTATAAGGCACAAGAATCCTATCGATTGGATTATATTGCTGAAGTAGAACTAGGACAAAAGAAACTAGATCACAGTGAGTTTGATCCCTTTAAAGATTTCTATCGTGGTAACTGGAAGAAGTTTGTAGACTACAACATCGTTGACGTGGAACTTGTAGACCGTTTGGAAGATAAGTTAAGGTTGATTGAACTTGCTATTACAATGGCTTATGACGGTAAAGTTAATTATACTGATGTGATGTTTCAGGTTAGGTTGTGGGATACCATCATCTATAACTATCTAAAGAAAAGAAATATTGTAGTTCCTCCAAAAGATAGGAGCGAAAAAGATTCTAAGTTTGCTGGAGCTTATGTAAAAGAACCTAAACCCGGTCTTTATGATTATGTGGTCTCTTTTGACTTAAACTCTCTGTATCCACACCTAATCATGCAGTATAACATTTCACCAGAAACACTGATGGATGAGAGACATCCTGGTGTGACTGTAGATAAACTTCTCAGTGAGGATGTGACATTTGAAATGTATAAGGACTATGCGGTATGTGCTAATGGTGCGATGTATCGTAAAGATGAAAGGGGATTTCTTCCCAAGTTGATGGAAAAAATGTACGCTGAGAGGAAAGCATTTAAGAAAGAGATGTTGAAGAGTAAACAAAAACTTGTTGATATTGAATCAGAGATGAAGAGGAGGGGTCTTAAGTAATGGGTTATTTAATCGGTGGTTCGGGTGAAGGAGTTCAAAAAGAACTAGTAGCATCTGATAGAGATTATTCCTCAATGAGTGACTCACAATTGTTAAAACTAAGAGATCAAACCGTAAAGGATATCGCAAAGTTTAATAATTTTCAGATGGTTAGAAAGATCACTCTGAACTCTGCTTATGGTGCTGTTGGCAATCAATACTTCAGATATTACAAACTTGCAAATGCGGAAGCGATTACTCTGTCTGGTCAGGTGAGTATTCGTTGGATTGAAACCCGTATGAATGGATACCTAAATAAACTACTTTCCACAGATAAAGTAGATTATGTCATCGCATCTGACACTGATTCAATTTATCTTAATTTTGGACCTCTTATTGATAAATTTTTTAGTAATAAATCTGACGATAAGAATAAAATTGTTACAATCATTGACAAGATCTGTCAGGAGAAACTGGAACCGTTCATCGATTCCTCCTATCAAAAACTTGCGTCGTATGTTAATGCATATGACCAGAAGATGCAGATGAAGAGAGAGAACATTGCTGATCGTGGTATATGGACTGCTAAGAAACGGTATATCTTGAACGTATGGGATAGTGAGGGTGTTCGTTATGAAGATCCTAAATTGAAGATCATGGGTATCGAGGCTGTAAAATCATCTACTCCAGCACCTTGTCGTAAGATGATTAAGGATGCTCTTAAACTGATGATGAGTGGAACTGAAGATGAGGTGATTGACTTCATTGAGAAGTGTCGATCAGAGTTCAACAAACTGCCTCCAGAAGACATCGCTTTCCCCCGAGGAATATCTGACGTAAATAAGTATAAAGCTTGGTCTACAATCTATGCGAAGGGCACACCTATTCATGCCAGAGGAGCTCTCTTATATAACTACTATATCAAAGAGAAAAAGTTGGACAACAAATATACAACTATCAATAACGGAGATAAGATTAAGTTTATCTATTTGAAAAAGGCAAACCCTATTAGAGAGAATGTGATTTCATTCATCTCTGATTTTCCTGTGGAACTGGGTCTTGACAAGTATCTTGACCGTGAGTTACAATTTGAGAAGGCATTTCTCGAACCACTCAAAGCTGTTCTTGATGCCATTGGATGGAATGTAGAAAAGACAGTAAACTTAGAACTATTTTTTGGGTAATGTACAAGTTATGGTATTGTGAGTTGAAGAGACCATTGATTCTCTCTACTTTTGAAGAGGTAGTCACATACCGTAAGATGCAATATGCTGTATCAAAAACATATCCTAGATGGGAAAAGATCGAAACTAAACAACAGAACGACTAACATGGATTTTTTAAAGGACATTGTAAAGGAAATTGGGGATGAATACACACAACTCGCCTCAGACATCGACGACTCAGAAACCTATGTGGACACGGGTTCTTACGTTCTTAATTCATTGGTCTCAGGTAGCATATTTGGTGGTGTTTCTGGGAATAAGATTACTGCCATTGCTGGTGAGTCTTCTACTGGGAAGACTTTCTTTAGTCTCGCTGTGGTTAAGAATTTCATGGATAGTAATCCTGATGGTTATTGTTTGTACTTTGACACTGAGGCAGCAGTTAACAAATCTCTTCTTACAAGTCGTGGGATCGACTTAACTAGACTGGTTGTTGTGAATGTCGTAACAATCGAACAGTTTAGACAGAAGGCACTACAAGCTGTAGATATATACTTAAAGACACCAGAAGACGAACGTAGACCTTGTATGTTCGTGTTAGACTCTTTGGGTATGTTATCGACTGAGAAAGAGATAACTGACGCATTGAATGATAAACAAGTTCGAGACATGACTAAATCTCAACTTGTCAAAGGTGCATTTAGAATGTTGACTTTGAAGTTAGGTCAAGCAAAAATTCCCATGATTGTCACCAATCATACCTACGATGTCATTGGTTCTTACGTTCCTACTAAAGAGATGGGGGGTGGCTCTGGTCTTAAGTATGCTGCTAGCACTATCATCTATCTCAGTAAGAAGAAAGAAAAGGATGGAACGGAAATCGTTGGAAACCTTATCAAGGCAAAGACTGCTAAGTCGCGTCTAAGTAAAGAGAATAAAGATGTCACTATTCGTCTTTATTATGATGAACGTGGTCTTGATCGATACTATGGTCTTCTTGAACTTGGTGAGATTGGTGGACTATGGAAGAATGTTGCTGGACGGTATGAGATGGATGGTAAGAAAGTATATGCCAAAGCAATCCTCAAGGATCCTGAGACATACTTTACTCCAGAAGTGATGGAGAAACTGGATCAAATTGCAAAGGATGAGTTTAGTTATGGTTCAGGTGTATGATGATATTCTTCCTAAAGAAGTTTGTGATTATCTAATTAATTTGTTTGATCAGAGTGAAGGTCATGAGTTTGTAAATCAAGATCACAAACCTTGTTTCACACAAGTCAATATTAATCAACATCATCCAGATTTGGTGAGACCACTGATACCATATGTTAGAAGTGCTTATCAAAAATACATCAGTGATACTGGAAGTAAGTATCTTCCAAAGTTAAAATGTTTGGAAGAATTTCGTATTAAGAGGTATAATGTTGGTGGAGATGAAAGGTTCGATGAACATGTTGATGTGATGGATCATGAATCAGCTAAAAGAGTTGTTTCATTCCTTTTCTATCTCAATGACAATGATGGTTCAACAAAGTTCACTGATAGGGTTGAGGTAGTCCCTAAGGAAGGTAGAGTTGTAGTATTCCCACCTACATGGGAGTATCCACATTCTGGTCTACCACCAAAAAATAAAACCAAGTATATTATGAGCACCTACATTCACTATGGATAAAATCGAGTTTCTTGTTCTTAAGAACCTTATACACAATGAAGAATACCTTCGTAAGGTCATTCCTTTCCTAAAGAGTGAATACTTTCAAGATTATAATCAAAAGATTGTATATGAAGAGATCTCTGAGTTTGTATCTCAGTATAATGACGTTCCAACAAAGGAAATCCTCTCTATTGAAATAGAGAAGCGGAAGGATGTTAATGAGACAGTGTTCAAAGAACTCTGTCAACTCATTAGTAATCTTGATCCTCAACCAACAGAGCTTGATTGGTTGATTGATACTACTGAGAAGTGGTGTAGGGAGAGAGCAATCTATATTGCTCTTCTAGAATCTATCTCTATTGCTGATGGTAATGTAAAGGAGAAAGCTCCTGATGCCATTCCTTCTATCCTCTCTGATGCTCTTGCAGTTGGTTTTGATAATCATGTAGGTCATGACTATCTACAAGATTACGAGGAAAGGTATAGAGTTTATACTACCAAAGAAGAGAAGATTGAGTTTGATCTTGAATATTTCAATAAGATTACTAAGGGTGGTTTACCGAACAAGACTCTGAATATTGCCCTGGCTGGCACTGGTGTTGGTAAGTCTTTGTTCATGTGTCATGTTGCGGCATCAGTGTTGATGCAAGGTAAGAACGTTCTCTACATCACTATGGAGATGGCAGAAGAAAAGATTGCAGAACGTATTGACGCTAACCTTCTCAATGTAAATATTCAAGATATCTCAGAACTACCTATGCAGGTGTTTGAGACCAAGGTAAATAATATCACTAAGAAGACTCAGGGAAACCTAATCATCAAAGAATATCCTACAGCATCTGCACATAGTGGACACTTTACCGCCCTTCTCAATGAGCTTGCTCTTAAGAAATCATTTCGACCTGATATTATTTTCATTGATTACCTTAATATTTGTGCTTCCTCTAGGTATAGGGGAGGCAGCAATGTCAATTCATATACGGTTATTAAGTCTATTGCTGAAGAGCTTAGAGGATTGGCTTGTGAAGCAAACGTCCCTATCGTTTCTGCCACGCAGACCACTCGTTCTGGTTATGGTAGCTCTGACGTTGAGCTTACTGATACTTCTGAGTCCTTTGGTCTCCCTGCTACTGCTGATCTTATGTTTGCCCTTATTTCGACTGAAGAGCTTGAATCCTTGGGACAGATACTTGTGAAGCAATTGAAGAATAGATATAATGATGGCAACGTCTTTAAGAGATTTGTGATTGGTATCGACAGAGCAAAGATGAGATTGTTTGATTGTGAACAGTCTGCTCAAGAAGATCTGCTTGACAACAAAAAAGAGGAAGAGTATACTTATGAAGACAAACCTAAAAAATCATTTGATGGATTCAAGTTCTAACATGACATATTACTATGAACCATATAAGACACGAGTTGGGGGATTCAATACTGAATTTTCACGAAATGATTTGAAAGTGAAAATGAGAAGAGGAGAAGAACTCCTTCCATGTGAACAAGTTTTTGTTGATCACTTGAGATCACAAAACCTATGGGACTGATAAACAATTACAACAACTATTAGAATTATGACTAAAAAAATTGACCCTGATAAGTATCTTGAGTTTGTAAATGCTGTAACATCAGAACAAAGCAAAGACTTTGAGGCATTCGTCTATCGTCTTCAAGAACTAGAAGGACAAGAGTTTCCTAGTGAGAGATTACTGACTGCTGCTGTAGGAATGTCTGCTGAGGCAGGTGAGTTTACTGAAGTTGTTAAGAAGATTGTCTTCCAAGGTAAACCTGTAACAGAAGAGAATCTGTTCCACCTCAAACGTGAACTTGGAGACATCATGTGGTATGTTGCTCAAGCATGTATGGGTCTCAATGTTTCTCTTGATGAAATCATTGAGATGAACGTAGAGAAACTGAGTTCCAGATATCCAGAAGGTGCCTTTGACGTTCACTATTCTGAAAACCGTGTAGAGGGAGACCTATGATTAAAATTGAAGTTGACTTAAGAACATCAGCCACTATTCGTCAGTGTCTGTTTAAAGAACAGGAACTATATACATATG